AATAGCATAAGGCTTCACCCAACCAGCTTGGGACAGCACAACCCGACTACCATATGGAGTACCCATTTCGAAGGTAGTACGGGAAGTCCAATTAACATAATTGGTATCGCCCATAGCGTCAGGAGAACAAAGCCACGAGAAAGTCACTTTAAAAACCGTGTAAAAATAAGAGTCGTCCACGTCCGTTGGGTAGTAGATAATTCGGGCATTGTGATTGTCCAAGAACAAATCCCCGTACCCGTAAGAGAAAGAGATGGATTGATAAGAAGAGCTCTCCACGAAAAAAGAAGTTATATCGCGGGTGAGAGACTCCCCCACGAAATCATCAGGGGTAGAGTAAAAAGAACCAGGGAGAGGCCCGCGGGTATCGTTATTAGACCAAGTCCCCAAAGACGTGTTAAAAGAAAAACCCTTATTCGAAACATGATAACCAACATCAAAACCATCGTCAGGCTGATAAATCTCCGCAGGTCGTGAAGCCCCTTTGGGAGCTCCTAAGAGCCCATTAGAGACCGCTAAGCAAAGAGCAAGGGTAAAATCACCAATCATAACTTAAAATGCCTCCAGGGCCGTTTTTAAGGGACAAACGGCCAAACCCACAGGATTAGGCCGCGTGGATAAGCCGGCGAACCATTTTAAAGAGCCAGTAGCACACGCCAACACCCGCGGAAAGCAGGAGTAGAGTGCCAAAGGTAGTAAGAGTACCACCGCTACCCGTCTCAGCAGGTTGCCACACAAGCGAAGAAACCGAATTAACGGCAGTCGCAAGATTACCCATGAAGCCGGTAATAACGTCACCGATAGAACTAAAAATCTCAGTAATCATACCTTTTCTCCTTTCTCCCAAACTTTACCCTATTTTTTACACTTGTCAAAAAGGAAGGAAAAACCATACCAAAGAAAAGAAAGAATAAGAAAGAAAAGATTAGTGCGATTTGTGCAAATTGTGCAAGCGCCTAAGTGTGTACCCGCATAGGCGCTTACATGAAAAAACGGGGGGGGCTAAACGCACCCCCCCGCATTTTCGTTTTTTTCAAAGACTAGCGACCATAAGGGTAAAGATGAGAGCAGTAAAAATGGTATGGAAAATAAGATTGATGAAGTCGAATACCCCCCCGTTTTTTTCAACCCACTCGCGAAAACTCATTTTTTGCTTTTTCATTTTCTCGCCTCCTTTAGATATTTTTCTTCGTGAACCGACCTATAAAGCTCTTTGACGAAATACATATTTTTAGCAACGTAGTATTGAGGAAGAGTTTTTAGAAACTCAAGAAAGGAAACGGAATTTTGACATAAGTCAATAAGGGTAAACATGTCCATTTCCTCTATTTTCGCCCCCTCCGCAAAAGCAAATTCCAAGAAAGATGGCGCCGTTGTTTCGACGTCAAAAGCGGAGTAACAATATTTTTCGGGATTATCAAAGTGGCAAAGATAGCGGGTAAGACCAATCTCGTCTTTCCCTATAGCCAATGAGATAGACGGGTCAATATCGATATATTTCCCACCATCTTCGGTTTGATAAAAGCGGTCTAACCCCAACAAATTAAGCAACGTAGAAAACCTAGTTCTTTTGATTTTTGTATTAATCACCATATGAACGTGGATTTGCTTTTTCAAGCCTTCGGCGGTTTCGTCCATGTCGTGAAAAATCATAGACGCGCGGAACAAGTTAACTTGACAAGCGGAAAAAGCCCAATGGACGCGCTCAATAAAGCCGTCTAAGTCCTCTTCCCCTTTCTTGGGGAAGAGAACAAGAGAAAAAAGAGTACCTTGGAGATTTTTCATTTTTTAATCTCTTCAGCAAGGAAACGGAGGACGGCGGTTTCTTGTTTGTAAGTGGCTTTGATAGCTACTTTTTGCCCATCGTCAAGGAGTAAATAGACTTGCCAGTAGCAAATGCTTTCCCCCTTCTTTTCGGGATTGTCGAACGTCTTTTTTTCTTTGACTAATTTCATCTAATTAGCCTCCTTTAATAAAAAGAATAATTATAATTTGCGGGGCGGTCAAGGACGAAAAAAATTTTAATGGCCGTGTCGCCTTCGGCGGATAGAGAAACGAAACCCCCGACCCCCTTTTTAAGGGTGTGCAAAAAAGAGCAGGAGAAAGCTCTTTTTTCCACAAGATAATAGGGGCGTTCCTTTTTTGTAAAGAGTTGCCTTAAAGCAAAGCTTTAAGCGTAATGCCTCTTTACTAAAAACTCACTTTGAAGAGGGACTTTTACGCCCAAAGAATTTCCTATGGAAGTATCGACTATCGAAATAAATTTTCCTTTTTGGCAAGAATACAAAAGCTTTTTTTATTTCGCCGTTTGTTGCCCGAAATTGATCGGCTTCGGCTTTAGAAAAATTATTGAAAATCCGAGACCCCAACGGCAAAAGCTTTTTACTAGCGGACTCGAAATTATCATAGTAGGTAAACCGCAAAATAAAGACAAAAGGTAGCTTGATAACTCCCCTAGCAAGAATAAACGTATCGGCTTGTTCCCGTAGGGGCTTCCAAGTCCGTTCCAAAGTTTGGCAATTAAGATAGATGGGAGCATTGTAGAGGTGCCTCCAAACCGCGTAAGCAATAGGGAGAGAAGGATAAGCTTTCTTCAAAGCGCTATCCGCATAATTAGGAAGATAAACCGCGCAATCATCCAAAAAAACCGGGCGACCTTCCCAGTCCCTTTTTTTGGGAATTGTCACAAATTCGCCCTTGATTGTATTTTCGTAAGTGTTTGGGGCAACCGAAATATCTTTAGTATCAATCTTTTTGCAATCCCCGCCAAAATCGGTAGTAGAAATATATTTAGCTGTTTTATTGGCCAAGTATTGGAAAAGTAAACTTTTCCCTTTGCCTTTTGAGCCGTAAACAATAATACTCTCTTTTTTTGCTTTCTTTAAAATCCGCAAACCGCGGGAAAGCCACCAAGCAAAAAACGCAAGTGCGATGGCAACCAAAACAAAAACGATGGGGGCAATCATTTGATAGCCCCCAAGGACAAACACCGCTTAATGATGGCGAAAAGGGATAGGACAATACCGCAAAGGGTAACGATTGAAAGAATAATACACAACAACCCGACATATTGCGCGGAGTCGGTAATAATTGCCTGAAGTTCGGCAAGTTGGCCATCGGATGTATTACCGAAAATCGAGGTCACCCAAATAAGAAGGCTTTTCCAAAGGGTCGTGACTTGTTCAAGGTCAAGTTGCGTACTCCCCGTAAAAAGCAAATAGTAGAATTGTGCAAGTGAATAATAAACGTTCATTTTTTCTTTTTCTCCTAAAGCAACGCTTTAATAATACCTACCGCCAATAAACCGCCAACCCCGATAGTCACAATGATGTACCAATGGTCGAAAAGCCAAGAAGAGATTTGGTTAAGAAAAGACAATAAATCGAACCACCACATAACAGGGGCGGTTAATGTAGGAATTTCAAAATCAAGCATACAACCCCCAAAATCAAAGGTAGCGAAACAAAGAAAGCGATAGAGATACCGGGGAAAATTTGCACATTCAGTAAACCGCCCAAGCCCGTAATAAAGGAGTTAAACCAAGTGGCAGTTACCCCGTATTTCCCAGCTTCCGAAAGCCCTTTATTATAGCCAACGTTATACCCTTCATCGAAACCAATTTTTTTATTAGCTCCCATCAAATCCCCTCCGAAAGACGGGGAGGGCATAACAAGCGAAGATTGGAATTGAATAAGGAAATTAGAGTCAACGCCAAAAGTTAAAGTATGACCTTGCCACCCCGCAATAGCAGTTTTCGCCACACGGGCAAGCACGGAATTATTTTGATTGCCCAATTGACTCAATTGCTCGGCGGGGTAATCGGCCGAAACGTCACCGAACCCCGAAACACGGGCAACCTCGCCAGTCACAGGAGCGCCAGCGGAGAAGGAGGAATAAGAAGTAAGGTTCACCGCCGAAAGAAAAGAGGAGGCGCTCGAAGAGAATTTAAGGGCAATAGC